AATGGAAAAAGATTTAAACGAAAACACAGAGTTTAGAATTAAATGGCCACGTGGACAACTGGGTTCATTGCCCGCTGATTCTGAGCAATTCATGATGATCGAAGATCTTTATAAGACCACCGAGAAGTTAAACGCACACATTGAATCGATGGCGTTAAACAAAGTCAACATAGAATTTTTAAGAAAACAAATGGACAAAGTTTTAATAGACATTGAAAAATTAAAAGATGCAAATCGTGAAATGAAATACACAAATGGGAGCAAACCATGATAGAGACTGTGATAGCCCTTCTTATGTTTTGGGATGGAGAAATCAAGGAACATCGTATTCAAGAAAGTATGGCTGAATGCTTACGTGCACGTCGTGTTGCAGAACGTGAATATAATCCAAATATATCTTACAAGTGTATACGTAGTGAAGCAGAAACAGAAATATACATGGGTGAAAAAAGTATTAAAAAACTTCATCTTAAATGAAAAAACTCAATAAAAAAAGAAATCCAGTAGCAAAGCAACTTAGACATTTTAAGAAAAAAGTGATAAAGAATAAGAAAGCATATGACAGAAAAAAACTTCATAAAATTTCACACAGAAATAGTTAACGGTGTTTGTCCAACTTGTGATGAGTATACAATGCTAGTAGGAATTACTAGATCTTTTTACAGATGTATAACTTGTGGTGCAGATTTAGAACAACACGTAAATGGTTGTATAAGATATATACCTCATTTACATAAACAGACATTACAATCAAAAGTAGACGCATATTTCGGTTATGGCGAAAAAAAGTAAGTTTGGTGTAAATACATATGTAAAAAGATCAAAACCTAGAATAGGTAGACATAAAAAACGTATGAGAAAGGATGAAAAACGTAGTTATAAAAAATATCGCGGTCAAGGAAGATAATGAAAACAGTTATACAGGATAAATTTTTAAATATACAACAATGTATGGATTTGATGAGACAGTACGAAAGTGCTTCTTATTATAGAAATAAAGCAAAAAAACCGATACAAAAGTTTGATTCTTTTTATCCTTGGAATCATGGATATAAGGGAAAAGATAACATGGGAAATTCTCCTGGTTGGTTAATAGATAAAATAAATAATTTAGCAACTGAAATAAATGGTTCAGTTGTAGACTGGATTGAAACTGTAAAATGGTATTCTCCTTGTCCTGGCAAAAGTTTACACTCTGATGATGCCTCTGATAAAACAACTTTAGCTTGTATAATTTATTTAAACTCTGATTACGATGGAGGTCAAACTTATTTTGAAGATGGCACAGTTATTATGCCAGTAACCGGAAGAGCTTTGTTTTTTGACGGTAAATACCATAAGCATGGGGTAACAAACTTGGACCACGGAACAAGATATAACATTTCTTGTTGGTTAAAGAAAGGTTGACAGCCGTCCTTAAATATCCTAGATTAAACATATGAAAGAAGATTTTAAATTTTTTAAAGATCATAGTCATACTACATTTGGTCCTTATCTAGGAATATTTCAATTAGACCCCTTATTTGTTAAAAAAATATTAAAATTAGGAAGACAATCTAAAGATGATTATAGAGAGGCATTAGCTGGAAGAATAGAAAAAGAAGTAAAAATAAATTTAGAAAAAAACTCTTGGGTAAGAAAATATTTAAATAATTATGTTTTAGCTTGGATAGATGGTTATAGACAATACGGATATGACGTTAGACATAAACATTTTGCATTTACAATTCAAAATATGTGGATGAATTTTATGAAAAAAGGAGAATATAATCCTGTTCATATTCATGAATCTTGTCATTTATCTTATGTTATTTTTGTTAAAGTTCCAAAAAAACTGACAGACACTAGCATAACTTACCATAATAAAACCAAAGGAACAAAAGGTTTTACAAATTTTTATTTTGGAGAAAATTCTTGGGATGCTATTTCAACAAGAACAATTGTTCCAAAAGAAAATAGTTTATTATTGTTTCCTGCTCAGTTGCGTCATTCAGTTGATGCTTATGATGTTAGTGTAGAAAGAGTAACAGCAGCAGGTAACATTAGATTTATTAATTTAAATCCAAATAAGGAGGATTCTATACTTCCTTTGCAAGATTATCAGTTTAAAAAATGAAAGAAAAAATAATAACTATAAAACCAAAAGGCATATCACAAAAACAGTGGTCTAGTTTATTGTTAGAATTAAACCTTGTCAAACAAGCATGGAAACCATATGGTGTGACACTTGAAATAACTGCACCTGGTTTGAAAAGTGTTTTGTATCATGGAACAAATACAAATGAGAAACACAAACAAATTAGATGAAATAGCAAATCTTTGGAATAAAACAAAAGACCCTTATTACAAAGATCTTTGGTATCAAAAAGTAAAGGAGTGGCATGGCAAAAACATTAATAATACTGATACTTTTGTTCGATGGAACTCTAATACAAGAAAGATACACTCTTTCAAGAGAGATGCCAGTTCATGAATGTTTAATGTATGGTGATGATCATAGAGAAGCTATTGCAGAGTACAAAGAATTTAAAGATATACTTAAAAATGGATGGTATTTAAAAGATGGTCGTGGAACTGTTCAAGGCCATATTTGCGAGTAGTTGTTTACTATTACCTGCGATTATACTTCTTTGGATGTGGAATCAAGAAACACCTACCTCACTAACTAATAAGGGAAAAAATGAAGTAGGTTATGGTGAGAAGATAAAATCCCCATAACATAATTTAGCCATATTGTCAAACCGTCTCACTTGGTGTGCAAGTAAACTTAATATAAATTTGATGTTTATTAACATCCTCTCTGCCTATTTCTTTCATTTTCTTTTGAGACTCTTCGTAACCTGCTAGCATACAATCATAGGTAGAATTAAAGGTTTCAGGCCATTGGTATGGCGGCATACAAGTAGCCTCAGTATAGCTACACAATATTAATGTTAACAAAATTTTCATTGACAATCCTATAATATCACCTATATTGATTAAAAAAAATGAAAGGAAACGCGCATGACTGACATGAGTAAATATAAAAATGTTTCTCTAACAAAAGAAACATATGCTATTTTAGATAAGTTATCAAAGATATTATTGCCCGATGCTAAATTGTCAATTTCAAAGACAATTGAATCGATAGCAAATGAGAAAGTGAGAAAACTAAATGGCAAAATTAAAACTAAATAGAATAAAAAGATTAATTTGTTCTACTTGCAAGGGCAATGGCTATCTTAAAGTAGGGACAGAATGGGGACAAACAGTTCATCAATGTTGGGACTGTGATTCGGAAGGAGAATTTTATGAAACTGTTGAATCAGATACTCTTATTGGTGACACTGACGGTGATGATAATTATTCTAACAAGCTGCACTAGTAAATTTGATGGGTATGATCCTGCAACGTCAACACTAAAATGGATTTTAACACATGATCACAAATGAAGATGCTGCGTATATCGCAGGACTATTTGATGGTGAGGGCAGTATCTATTATGCTCGACGTAAAGAAAAGAAAAAGAAACATAACGGCAAAGGTTATAGATATTCTATGTCACAAAGAATTAGTATGGAAATAACTATGACGGATGAGATGGTTATACGTTGGGTTCACGAAGTGTTAGGTGTTGGGACTGTTGTAAGAAAACCTAGAAAAGGTTTACGTAAAGATGGCACAAAATATTTAATGCAATGGAAATGGCGTTGTACATTTAGAGATGCATACAAAGTATGTCGATTAATATGGCCTTGGTCTAAAACTAAATTAGAAAAGGTTGAAACAATCATAGATCATTATTCACCTGATCATGTTTTTGATAGTAAGGTAGTGAGTCTTGATGAATATAAAACAAGGATGAGTTTAGAATGAAAGAGTTAGGAATAAAACCAGGAGATAAATTACAAGTGCAAACATATAACTGGGGGCCTTGCGTAATTAGATTTAAGATAACTGAAAAATTTAAAAAATTACTTCTTGAAGAAGCAAGAGAAGCTACAAAAGACTACAGAGAAAATTTAGCTGGACAATTAGATAAAGAATTAGGTTATTCAGACGAATCTAAAAATAAAGCTCTGCCATTTGTTTCACAATATTTAGGTATATATGATCAAATGTTTCAACAGTTTAGAAACAAAGCTTATGATAAAAAACCAGAATATTTTATGTCTTCAATGTGGGTTAATTTTCAAAGACAATATGAATTTAATCCTCCACACGACCATGACGGATGTTTAAGTTTTGTAATCTATCTTTCAATACCAGAAAAATTAAAAAAAGAACATGCAGCTTACAAAGGTAAAAGTGCTGGACCTGGAGGTATACAGTTTATTTATGGTGAAGGTGGTAGAGATTGTGTTACTTACATGTCTCATTTTCCTGAAGAAGGAGATATGTTTATTTTCCCTGCATGGTTAAAACATTGGGTATCACCTTATAAGTCTGATGTTGTTAGAATATCTGTGTCTGGTAACATACATAACTCTGCACCGTTAAATCAAATTAAAAAGGGAGAATTAGTTGGTGAAGACGAAGAGTATCTTAAAGAATTAAAAAATAAATTATAATGGCTAGACCTAGTGTATTCGTAGCAATGGCGTGTTATGACACGATGAAAGTAGAAACGTGTTTGTCTTTGTTGAACTTATTTAATAAATTTACAATGCATAACATACCAGCAGAATTTAGAACGGCTAAAAGTCCATACGTAGGGCATTGCCGTAATCTATTAACTGCAGGGTTTTTACACTCTAACAAAGAATATTTATTGTTTGTAGATGCTGACATGCAGTTTGGTGCAGACTCTGTGTTTAGAATGTTAGCTGCAAATTATCCAATAAGCTGTACACCATACAGATTAAAAGATGCAACTTTAAAAGAATCTTACCCGGTATCATTTGAGAATTACGATGAGATAAAAATAACTGACAAAGGTTTTGTTGAGATTACATCAGGACCTACAGGATTGATGTTGATACATAGATCTGTATTTACTAAACTACAATTAGAGCATCCACACCTACAGATAAAATTTCCTGAAGAAAAAAAGAAAGATATTAACGCTGAAATTATGGGTGCTGAAGATACTGGCGAGGATCCATCTAAAGATTGTATGTGGAATTTTTTTGATACATCGTTTGAAAATCATTTATTTAAAGGTGAAGACATTGCTTTTTGTGAATTGGCTAGAAAGTCTGGTATAAGTATATTTGCTAACATAGACTCAACAACCGTGCATCACGGACCATATGGATATAAAGGTAAATTTAGAGACTCACTAGAAAAGGTTACAAAATGAGCTTTGATAAAATAAAATTTGATTCTTACATGTTAAGATCTAGTTTAGATAATCATAAAAAAATTAAACCAAAGTTATTAAAATTAATTAATAAAGCAAAAGCTGAATCATCAAAAGTTAAAAATAACTATTATAATGATAACGTAACTCGTAATGATTTTGTTTATGGTGATGATTTTGATAGGCCTTGGGTAAAATATTTTATTAAAGATTTAAGAAAGTATTTAATAACTGTTTCTAATGCATTAGGTTATGGTGAGTTTAGAATTATTAGAGTCTGGTTTCAACAATATGACAAAGGTAGTTGTCATAACTGGCACTTACATGCTAATAATTATACAGGGGTTTATTATTTAGATATGCCAAAAGGCTCTGCTCCCACCGAGTTTGTCAACCCTAGTGACTTTAATGAAAAATTTGTTAACAATGGAGAAGAAGGAGACATCATATCTTTTCCTTGTTATATTATACACAGAGCAGCTCCACAAAAGATTAATAATAGAAAAACTATTATATCTTGGAATATGGATTTTGAAAAAATTAGAGAAGACTTAGTTTATAAATTATGAAAAATAAAAAAGAAAAAGGAAGACAATGGGATGGTAAGTCTAGAATTTCTAACAATGTTTATAGAAAACGTTGGGAAGAAATATTTGGTAAAAAACAAAATAAACAAAAGGAGGAAACAAATGAACCTAGAAAAAATTAAAGTTTGGTCCTTGTATTATAGGACTGAGATTGTTTGGTTTGTCGTGGGCTTTGTAGTAGGTGCTATAATATTATGATGAGTGACAAAGATATAGAAGAATATCATAACATAGAGAAGCAAATGCGTAAGGTTAAAAAGAATAATAAATACAACTATTTAGAAGGAAAACGCATCGAGGAACATGGATCACGGATCTATGATATCAACGGCTATAGACTTCCTAGTGTAACTACTATATTAGGCAAGACCAAAGATCAAAAATTTTTAAAAGATTGGATAGCTAAAAAAGGTGAAGCAGAAGCAGAACGAATCAAAAACTTGTCTAGTAATCGGGGGACAGCTATGCACAAATTCTTGGAGCACCATATCACAGGAGTTGGCTACGATGATCTTACAGCACTCGGACAAGAGGCGAAAGCCATGGCCCAAAAAATTATTGACATCGGTCTTGCACCGGTTGAAGAGTATTACGGCTCAGAAGTCACGTTGCATTATCCTGGGTTATACGCTGGGTCTACTGACTTGGTTTGTGTACACAATGGTGTAGATACTATTGTAGATTTTAAACAATCCAATAGACCAAAGAAAGAAGAATGGATTGAAGATTATTATTTACAAATTGCAGCGTACGCCATGGCACATGATTATGTTTATGGTAGTTCTATTAAAAAAGGTGTCATAATGATTTGTACACCAGATTTATATTACCAAGAGTATGTTGTTGAAGGGTCAGTGTTACGCTCTTGGAAACACAAGTTTCTCAAACGATTAGATATGTATCACGAGTTAAAATTCGGTGAGAAAGAAAGTGTAACATTAGGTGATCTTAACACTTTGTTACAAGAAATGACAGGAGGAAAAAATGAACGATAAGTTGTTTAGAACGATTCTAAAGAGATACGAAGCTGAAATAGAAGATGCTAACTACAAGATCGAATGTATATGTGATCATAATATGGTCATACCTGAACACATAGACATAACTGGAGAGGTTGATAAGCAGTTGGAACGAGTTGCTGCAGCCGAAGATAAGTTGGCAGCAATGAGGAAATATTATGGCGAAAAGAAGGCAGGGACTGTATTATAATGCGATACTTAGGGTGTCGGAGAGGTGTCGGGAAGGTGTCGCAAAATGCGTGGAGCAGGGACCATGGACCAAATGTTCTTGATTTATTCTCTTTTTGCGACGGACTGCGATACCCTTCCGATACCCTTCCGATAGGGGGGTGTCGGGGCTTATTATCCTTATATACCAAGCCTAATAGAGTAATTTTAAGATTTCCCGACACTTTCCAGATTTTTTTGTTAGTAGCGCTGTGTAAATTTTTTTTTGGTGTCGCAAGGGGTCGAAGAATGCTAAAAGGTTTTTATGCCTAGGAAAAGAAGAAAAGCTGTTGCCTCAATGACTCCCGACATACCTTATCCGAAAGTCCGAGTGGAGTGGATCGACTGTGTGAGCGATTCGGGCTGGGCTACTGAAAAAGAGTTTGACAAGATGAAGTTGGCAAGACCTGTCAACGAAGGTTGGTTATATTCTAAAGATAAAAAGTCAATAAAATTGTTTGCTTCTTACGACAGAGAAGAGGATGGCAGTTTTAGTTTTGGTGATAGAACAATGATTCCAAGAGACTGGGTAAAAAAGATACAAAAAATATAAGTGCTTAATCTATTTTCAGCTCCTATTTTGTCAAAAATTTTAAAATTAAATACTAAAGAACTTGTAAAGTATTGCACTAATCGTAAAAAAAACGTGGACAGTGTTAATGTAAGTAATAGAGGTGGGTGGCAATCCCCTCCTATTACTGGAGTTATAGTTAATCCTATTTTAAATAATTTAATTGATGCAATTAACCAAGAGGCTGAAAAGTATAGAAAAATAATTTCTTACAAATACCCATTACGTATAATAAGTTTATGGATAAATATAAATGATTACAAAGATTATAATGTGCAACATACCCATCCTCAATGTGTAGCTTCAGGAGTTTATTACTTAACTCAAAATAATAGTGAGATTGTTTTTATAAACCCCGCCCTGCCTGCAATAGAGTATGATTGGGGCCGTGGTGTTATAGAAAATTACAATGAACATAATTCAGCTACTTGGAGAATTACACCGGTTGAAGATCAACTTTTAATATTTCCTAGTTGGTTGGCTCACAGAGTTGAATCTAATTTAAGTAAGAAGAGTAGAATTTCTATTTCTTTTAATTTAGCTAGATGAGTTATCAGGAGTTACATTTATTAACTGTCCGTAATCGTCTAATATCTGTTTCATTTTTGCTTCT